TAGACAGTCGTATGCGGAGTGAATTCCCGCATAAACTGAATGGAAATTCGGGTTCCGAACGTCGTCCCGCTCAGACGGTAACAGGAGTATCCCGCTCAACCACATCCGGGCGCAGTAAAAATAGGGTCAAACTCTCCCCGACCCAAGTTGCAATTGCTAAAAAGTTGGGAGTGCCATTAGAAGAGTACGCTAAGTACGTTAAGGAGTGATCCATGACTGACGAAATTAAGAAAAATGGTTTTGAAGGAACGAATCGCTCCTCTCGTGAAAATACTTCGCGAGAAAAAGAGGCACGGCGCAAGCCTTGGGCACCACCGTCAATGCTAGATGCACCGCCTGCACCAGAAGGGTTCAAACATCGTTGGATTCGTGCAGAAGTTCGTGGGTATGATGATACCAAGAACATTTCTGCAAGACTTCGAGAGGGTTACGAGCTTGTTCGTCAAGACGAGTATCCTGATTTTGAATCTCCGGTAATTGAATCAGGTAAATATGAAGGTGTATTTGGTGTCGGGGGCCTGATGCTCGCACGTATACCACTCGAAACAGTTGATGAACGCGCAGAGTATTTTGCTCAACGTAACGCGGATCAAATTGAAGCTATCGAGTCGGATATGATGCGGGAGAATGCGCATCCAACCATGACAATCGGTAAACCCGAGCGTCAATCTCGTGTAACTTTTGGTGGTTCTAAAAATTAGAACTACCCCGACAAAGAAGGAATAAGTTATGGCAAATGCTGAAACTTCATTCGGTCTTCGTCCTGTAGGTTTGGTGGGAAGTAGTGCTAATAGCACTGGTTTGACTCAGTATGAAATTGCTAGTAACAACACTAATGCAATTTTTAACGGGGCACTCGTTATCCCTCTTGCCGCAGGTGTGATTGACCAAGCTGGTGACACTGCGGGTGGTACTACAGCCGCTCTTGGTGTTCTTGTAGGTGTTGAATACGTTGACTCTGTTTCCAAAAAGCCAGTATTTATTAATTATTGGCCCGGATCAGGCAGTGTAAGTGTTGACACTAATCATCCTGTGAAAGCTCTAGTAGCTGACGACCCACATCAACTATTTGTGGTTGCGGCTGATGCCACTTTGACAGATCGTGCTACTGCACTTGCTGGCGTTTTCGCTAATGCAAGTCTAGGTACTTCTGCTCGTACTGGCTCAACCGATACAGGCAAATCTAACTCGCAATTGAGCGTAAGCTCTATCGCAACTACAGCAACTCTGCCTCTTCGCATTGTTGGTTTGGTTGACGATGATGCAAACAATGACTATGGCTCTGCTGGGGCACATCTCCTTGTTCGTATCAATGCGCACTTCAACTCCGGTACTCGTCGATTCGATTCACAGACGACTGCCGACTCAACTGGCATTTAAGGGGGTCTAACAATGGCTATTTCTCGCGCCCAGTTAGCGAAAGAACTCGAGCCGGGTTTGAACGCCCTTTTTGGCATGGAGTATGATCGCTACGATCAAGAACACGCTGAGATCTTCGACGAAGAGTCTTCAGATCGTGCATTCGAAGAGGAAGTAATGCTTTCAGGCTTTGGCACTGCACCTGTCAAGAGTGAAGGTGGTGCTATTTCTTTTGACGACGCTCAAGAGACATACACTGCTCGCTACAGCCACGAAACGATTGCACTTGCCTTCTCAATCACTGAGGAAGCAATTGAAGATAATCTTTATGATCGTCTTGCTTCTCGTTACACACGTGCCCTTGCACGTTCAATGTCACAGACCAAGCAGATCAAAGCGGCGTCTATTTTGAACAATGCCTTTACGGCAGGTGCTTCAGCCATCGGTGATGGTCAAGCTCTTTGTTCTTCTTCACACCCCTCTTTGTCTGGTAACCAGCGTAACCTATTGTCTACTGCGGCAGATCTCAATGAGACCTCGCTTGAGCAGATGTTGATAGATATCGCAGGTCTTACTGACGAGCGTGGACTCAAGATTGCTGTACGTGGCATGAAGCTTATCATTCCTAAAGAACTTCAGTTCATTGCAGAGCGAGTTCTCAACTCTAACCTGCGGTCTGGCACAGCGGACAATGATTTGAACGCTATGAAGAGCATGGGAATGCTTCCTGACGGAGCAGTTGTAAACCACTTCTTGACTGACACAGATGCGTTTTTCATTAAGACTGATGCACCTAATGGCTTCAAGATGTTCCAGCGTACTCCGCTGAAAACTGCGATGGAAGGTGACTTCGATACTGGAAACATGAGATTCAAGGCTCGCGAACGTTACTCGTTCGGTGTGTCAGACTGGCGCTCTGTTTTTGGTACGCCCGGAGCATAAAATTATCTTGTGTGTAAAAAGGGGGCTTAATTGCCCCCTTTCTTTTTCTATGGTATAAAAAATTGTCCCTGACAGTTACATACCGTGACTGACACTAGCCCAGACAGGAGATCAAAATGGCTAATACTACTTTTAACGGACCAGTTCGGTCAGAAACTACTTTTAAAACCGTAAGCAAAGATAGCACGACTGGCACTATTACTGAGGTTGCAACATTAGGTGATGGGCCTGTAAGTCTTTCCGACGGTAACGTAACACTTACTAATGCGACACACAGCGGTAGAATTCTACTTGTCCCAGATGGTGGTCAAGATAACACCTATACATTGCCTGCTCCGATTGCGGGATCTGTTTTCAAATTTGTTTATGCAGGTGGTGCGGCGGACGCTACAGACGCGCTCATTGTTACTCCCGGTAACACAAACTTTTATATTGGCGGCGTTACGTTTTTAGATACAGACGGTAACGAAGTGAGTTCGGTATTTTCTGATGGTAATTCCAACAGCAGTATTCAGTTGAACGTACCTGCTGGATTTGAAATTACTATTGTTGGATTGAACACCACCAACTATCAAATTTTTGGAAATGTCACCAGCACTACTGCACCTGCATTTGCTGATCAGTAAGAGGATTGAGACATGGCTGATACAGTAGCTTCTCAAACACTGGCAGACGGCCCAAAAACTGCTGTTTTAAAACTTACGAACATTTCAGATGGCACTGGTGAAAGTGCAGTAACCAAAGTTGACGTTTCTGCTTTGCAAGCCAGTGCAGATGGTATCACGTGTACTGGTGTAACCATTGAACGTATTTGGTGGCAATGCATTGGAATGAAAGTGCAAATTTTGTGGGATGCCTCCACAGATTTGTTTTGCATTGAACTGGGCGAAAACCAAAGTGGTGATCACGACTACACTAAATTTGGTGGTTTAACCAATAATTCTGGTTCAGGAAAAACGGGTGATGTGAACTTTACAACTGTTGGACACAGTAGTGGAGACACATACACCGTCATTTTGTATTTAAGAAAAGACTTTGGCTAATGGCTACAACCAAAAATGTAGAAAGATTACCTTCTGGCCGGTTGAAATACCGGGGAGAAACTTTTTCAGGTTATAACAAACCGAAGCGAACCCCCGGTAAATCAAAGAAAAGTGCTGTTTTGGCAAAGAAGGGTGATCAAGTAAAACTTGTTCGTTTTGGTGATCCAAACATGTCTATAAAGAAGGCTCAACCGGGTCGCCGTAAAAATTTTAGGGCACGTCATAACTGCGATACTGCAAAAGATAAATTTACGGCTAGATATTGGAGTTGCAAAGCATGGTAGGAGGACAATGTGGGTCAAGAGTCAAAACCGGACCAAAAAAAGGAAAAGTTAAAGTTACTTACCTCCGTAAAGGCGGCGATGCTTCGCGTAAAAGCAAAGGTAGTAAGATCTGCCCAGAGGGTAAAGCTTGGGCTAAAAGAACTTTTGACACGTATCCGTCGGCGTATGCCAACTTGGCGGCGTCAAAGTACTGTAAAGATCCCAACTACGCCAAAAAAGCCAAAGGCGGCAAACGTAAAGGCCGTTAAGCCAAAGACCAGAGCTAAAACAAAACCCCGCAAGAGAAAGGCTAAAAATGGGTGAGCTTAAAAAATGGTTGAAACAAAACTGGGTCCGAATAGACAGTGAAGGAAACATTGTCGGTAAGTGTGGCACGTCTCCAGACAAAAAAAATCCAGATCGTTGTTTGCCTGAGTCAAAAGCAAGATCTTTGACTAAAGCAGAGCGAGCGGCAACTGCAAGAAAGAAAAAGAAAGAAGGTAAGAAAGGTAAAACAGTGGTTAAAAATACACGCAAAGCCACTGTCAAAAACATGCGAAATGGAGGAGAGGTTCGCCAACAAATCGCGAAAGGTTGCGGTGCTGTATTAGGTGGCCGTAGAAAAGTAACTAAATACTTGTGAGGTGTTTATGTCAATTGTAAATCTAGGCAATGCTTCCCCAAAAAAGAAGTCTAAAGGCAACTCTGTGATGAAAAAGTCTAAGGGCGGCTCTGTGATGAAGAAAATGTCTAAGGGCGGCTCTGTGATGAAGAAGATGTCTAAGGGCGGCTCTGTAATGAAGAAGATGTCTAAGGGCGGCTCTGTGATGAAAAAAATGTCTAAGGGTGGCTCTGTGATGAAGAAAATGTCTAAGGGTGGCTCTGTCAAAAAACCAAAGAGGTAATACTTTTTAAATGCCTAATTTGATAAGCAACATCCCGTATTTTAAATGCTGGGTGCGAAAGGAATTTACATGCAATCATGACCGATATCATGGGGAATTTCTTCATGCTCTTGCGATTGCTGTAAATACTATTCCTGACAGATCTTTGAGTTTTCAAGTTGTTTTTACCGGAATAACTTCATCTGATGAAGAGGATGAAGCCAATGTTCATGGTGGTGCTATGTGGGCAAGAATGCCTATTCAAGCACTGGTGGCAGATGTCGAACTTGAAGAATGGCCGGATCGTATGCAAGACCATTTGTGCCAACCTTGGGATTGTGAGTCTCGTGAACATGAAGTTGTTGTTTTAGATCGGGTTAGCTCCAGTCCTTGGATTGCAAAAATTAATCATGAGTTTTATGAAGCGCGGTACATAATGACTATTGATTACACAGGAAATGCAATTGCAGACTCACCAGATCAACATAAACAGAGTCATTTGCTTTACCTCACAGAGGGGCCGTGGTGCGGAAATATTGTGGCTTTACCAAACAATAGAGCAAGAGCCACCTCTCCTGCTTTATGGGATACTGGAGAGGGCGCACCAGACTTCAAACCAAGTCAGTACATGCATTCTGCGGAGGGACATAGCTCTTACACGGACCCTAACATCACGTTTGACAATTTGTATTCAGAGGGTATTGAAGATGACTGAAATGACTGTAGCGGCAAAGAAAAAAATGATTTCTCAGTTAAAAAATGCTTCCAAAATGCATGCAAACCAAGCAAGGCAATTGGAAAAAACGTTGCCCAAAAGTAAACCTAAAAAGGCCAAATAGTAATGGCAGTTAGCGGATCAAAAGATTTTGAACTTGATGTAAACGAATACATTGAGGAAGCGTTTGAGCGTTGCGGCTTGGTAGCCTTGACGGGCTACGATTTAAGAAGTGCTAAACGCTCTTTGAATCTTTTGTTAGCGGAGTGGTCAAACCGTGGTCTAAATCAATGGACTATTGACCAAGTTACCGTTTCTCTTACTGAAGGAACGAGTAGCTACACTTTAGGTGCAGAAACCATTGATGTTTTATCGGCAGTTCTTCGGCGTAGTGATGTAGATTTCAGCTTGGATAGGATTTCTAGAGACGACTATCTAACGATTCCTAACAAAACTCAAAAATCCAGACCCTCTCAATTTTTTGTAGACAGGCAGATCAACCCTACTTTAAAGGTGTGGCCTGTCCCTGAAAACAGCACGGATGTTATTGTGCTAGATAAACTTGTTCGGATGGATGATGCGGACAGTCAAGTAAACACGCTAGACATCCCTTTCCGTTTTTTCCCTTGTCTTGCCGCAGGATTAGCTTACTACATAGCCATCAAACGTGCGCCCGATAGAGTTCAATTACTAAAAGCAGTTTATGAGGAGGAGTTTGAAAGAGCCGCCTCTGAAGATAGAGACCGTGCTTCTTTCAATGTGCAACCTAGCGTTGCTTATTCAAGGATAAATTAATGGGTCGATTTGCTTCTGGAAAATTTGCTTACGGCATATCTGATCGTTCAGGTTTTCGTTACAAACTTAACGAAATGAAACGTGAGTGGACAGGTATGCTTGTTGGTAAAGATGAGTTTGAAACAAAACAACCTCAACTAGAACCTCGTCGTAAAGTATCTGACCCACAAGCTTTGCAAAATGCAAGACCTGATCGCACAGAGCCAACAACTGTTTTGGTTGGAGTGCCTACCGTGATGGGTTCGGTTTTTAGACCTACGCTGGCTTCTGGTCAAGTCGGTGCAGTGACGGTAACAACATCATGAGTTTTACATTTGCACAGTTAAAAACAGCTATTCAAGATTACACAGAGAACAGCGAAACAACTTTTGTTACAAACATACCTATTTTTATTAGGCAGGCAGAGGAGCGCATTCTTAAAAATGTGCAACTTAACCTGTTCCGTAAAAATGTTTCTGGCACGATGAGTAGCTCGAATAAATTTCTAGCAGTGCCCAGTGATTTTTTGACCCCTTTTTCATTGTCAATCACAGATAGCTCTGGGGATCATCAATTTTTAGATTTTAAAGACGTAGACTACATCCAAGAAATCAATCCTAATCCTAGCACTACAGGTATTCCCAAGTATTACGCTGTTTTTGACATCAGCAACTTTATTCTCGCTCCTACTCCAAACTCAAACTTTACTGCTGAGTTACATTATTTTTACAGACCGGCAAGTCTTACCGCAGGATCTGACTCTGGAACTACGTGGCTTAGTGAAAATGCAGAGTTGACTTTACTGTATGGATCTTTAATAGAAGCATACACTTTTATGAAAGGAGAGCCGGATCTGACTGCTAATTACGAAAAACGATTTGTAGAAGCGGTTAATGCGCTCAAGTTGTTTGGAGAGGCAAAAGAAACAACAGACGAGTATCGTACCGGTAGAGTAAGAAGGCCCAAACAATGATGTCATTAAAAGCAGAAATGCCAAGCGATTTTAAGGTAGAGGTAGCAACTACATCTCACAGAGGCTTTACCCCAGAGGAAATCGCTCAAAGATGTGCAGATAAGATAATGTCTGTAGCCGACACAGCTTCTCCGGTCATCAGAGATCAAGCACTGGCTTTCAAAAGCGACATGACAAAAGTAATAGCTTTTTACCTCCAAGAGGCCGTTACTAGTGACCGAACTACTGTATATAATGAATTAGTAAACGCAGGCCATCCAAAACTTGCTGAACTTTTAAGGAGAATCTAATGGCTTTTACGGGTAACTTTATGTGTACAAGCTTTAAAAAGGAGCTATTAGAAGGTGTCCACAATTTCAAAAACTCAGGTGGAAGCACGTTTAATCTGGCTTTGTATACTAACAGTGCTTCTTTCACTGCTAGCACTACAGCGTACACTACATCTAACGAAGTCTCTGGTACGGGATACACCGCTAAAGGTGGAACACTAACACGTGTAGACCCTACCACTTCAAGCACCACTGCTTTTACAGACTTTGCAGATCTTACATTTTCTAGCTCAACCATCACGGCAAGGGGGGCATTAATTTTTAATGACTCTGCTTCAGGTGATCCTAGTGTGGTTGTTCTTGATTTTGGAGAAGATAAATCGTCAACGTCTGGGGATTTTACAGTTGTTTTTCCTACGGCAGATGCGAGTAATGCAATTATTCGTATAGCGTAATTTCACTTAAAAATGGCAAATATTACTGGTTGGGGTCGTGGCGCGTGGGGAGATGGCGCATGGGGCCAACCACTTCCTGTTGATTTAACAGGCGTTTCTTCTACGGGGTCCGTTGGCAGTGTTACCGTAACGGGTGCTTGTGTTGTAAATGTCACAGGATTATCTAGCACAGGTTCTGTCGGTTCTGTAAGCATTACAGAAGGGACGGGTGTCTCTGTTAATGCTACAGGTCTCTCTTCTACAGGATCTGTTGGCAGTGTTACTGTGACAGCAGACGCAAATGTTTCGGTAACCGGTCTTTCCTCTACAGCTTCTGTTGGTTCTGTCACCACAAAAATATCACAAAACATTTCGGTAACCGGTGTTTCCTCTACAGCTTCCGTAGGCTCTGTAACCATAACTGGGGACAGTATTGTTTCCGTCACAGGCGTACAAGCTACGGGTACGACAGTACAAGTGTTAGTTTGGGGACCAATTGTCCCTAGTCAAAATCCGAGATACACTAATATTTCAGGTACA